GCACTTCATTGTGCCCAAGTGTTTGAGGATTATTTTGGTAACTTCAACCGCATTGATGAGTATATGCGTGAGCAGAAACTTAACTCGCTGGCCGAAAGACCAAATGCTTTACCTGGCTGTGGGCCAGAAGAAGATTTGTTTTCTGATTTTACTATTTCCCCAAAAGATATGGAGTTTGAGTTGATTGAGTTGCCCGCTGATAGGTGGTCGCTTTACCTTGACATCATTTCATCACACAATAACCTATCATCACCTGGCCGTAATGTAAGACTAGCAGTATTAGAAAAGACAACTCAGAAATGGGTTGGTTTTATTCGTATTGGTTCACCAACTATTATGATGAAGCCTCGTAATCAGTTACTTGATTGTGTTATCACAAATGAAACTGCAACGACCAAGTCATTCAATAATGCTTCTGCGATGGGTTTTGTAATCGTACCTGCACAACCATTTGGTTACAACTATCTTGGTGGTAAGTTACTTGCCGCTATCTGTTGCTCACATGAAGTCCGTGAGATTCTCAATAAGAAGTATAAGATGAATATGTGTCTGTTTGAAACCACTAGTTTATATGGAACATCAAAGGCTATCTCACAATATGATGGTATGAAACCATATCTACGATTCAAAGGTGTAACTGAATCAGATTTTCTACCAATGATGCATGGCAAACCATATGATGACCTCAAAAATTATGTTGAAGGTATCGTTGGTGAGTTTGTTCCGCCTGATGCCTCTAGCCGTAAGTTAAAGATTAGTACCACAACCATTGCTATGACCAAGGCTGCATTGAAACCACACAAAGAAGATTATGACAGGTTCATGGCTACAATCAACAAGGCCAAGTCCCTAACAGAACAAAAACGCTACTATGTGTCCAACTATGGTATTGCAAACTATAAAGAAATCACTCTTGGAAAAGCAGATAAGATTGAAAAGGATGAAAACTTTGATAAACACTATCTGGCTAATATTACAGAGTGGTGGAAAAAGAAAGCAACTGCTCGCTTTGTATCATTACAACAACAGTCCAAGGTCAGGACAGAGATGGAAGTATGGACAAGTGGCAAAGTCCTTGACATAATTCGATAGCCGTGGTAGGATAAATACTCTTACTACAAAAGGAAATATAAGGATTTTAAATGACTAAACAAGAACAACAAAATTTGTATAAAACCTTAATTACTGGTGTTATTACAAGTGATAAAACTTTAAAATCTCAGAGTCCCGGTTTTGATTTCAAATCAGGAAATAAACTTGTTCTTAGAGTTGGTAAAAGAACTGAGTTTAAAACCTTGTTTGAATCCACATTAAAAAAACAAAAAGTTCCATTTCAATCAAAGTTGGTAGCAGGTTCTTCTTTTCAATCAACCGTAATAGATTTTAAGAAATATTTTCAAGAGTTAACTCCATTAACAATTCTATACAAAGAAGGTGGTAATGCGGGTTCAGATAAACCACCAAAAGTTAAAACTGCTTATCAAGAGCGAGGTGCAGCTTATATTTTTGAACAAGCGTTAGTTCACAATGTTGATTATGAAAGAAAAATAAAAACTGCTATGACTAAATTAAAGGTTAATCAGGTGGCACTTACAAAAAAGATTTTACCTGAGGATGTTTTATTAGAAGCCTTTAAAGATGATTTGAAAACTTTAAGAGTAATTTTTGAAGTTAATTCGACTTCGGGTTTTCCTTATATTGATTGGTTAAATTCCTTTTATTTTAGTCAAAAAGTATTGCTTGCTAAATATTCAAATTCAACATTTCAAAGGTTTGAAAGAGATGGCGGTTTTATGGATTATATCACTAAACTTATAAAAGTTAAATTTGATATATCTCAGAAAGATACATGGAACCCAGCTGATGTATGGGCAATAAAAGGAACTCAACAAGCTGTTGAGAAATATATTGATGACCGAATGATAAAAATTATGGATTATAAAGAGTCATCCGCAAAATTTAAAGATGCTAAACTTGATAATTATATCAGAGCAGGAACTCTTTATTTAAATTCTATATTAATTGATTTGTTAACTGGTACAAACCCTAAAGTGATTGGTATTTCATTGAAACTAACAGATAGTGGCGCTTACATTGAAGAAGTAAACTTTGATAAAGTCAAAGAGAATGTTAAAGAAAATAAAAAACTAATAGATACTGTTGCTGATCCATTTATTGTTGATCCAAAAAATGATTTTACCTGTAATTTTGCAATAACTCAGGGAGCATCATCAAAAGGAACTTTCACACAAGATGTTAGAGTATTCGCTGAAGATTCTCATACTGGTGATGGATACAATTTTCAAATTAAAGCTAACTCATCAGAAAGCACAACTGGTAGTAATTTAAAATTTGAATTGACAATTCAAGGTAAAGGTGCTGCTAGAGGTGGTAAAGTTCCCGTTGAATTGGTTGTAGCCCTAGTAAATAAAATTAGTAGAGGAGCATTTATTAATGATTATAACCAATATCCTAGAAATGCAAAAGAATTCTCCAATAATTTAACTAAAGACAGAAATTATAAAAAGATGTTTGCATTAGTGAAAGATAATGTTAAAGATATTGGAGTTACTTATCCAGAATTTGTAAATAATGTTACGGCAGCCTTTAATAAGGGCGGTGCTATTGCAACAAATGCTACTGCTAAATTGATGGGTTTTGAATTTTTATATTTTTTATTGACTATTAAAGAAAAACAAATGCAAGGCATGATAACAGACATGGCCTTCTTAGCACAAAAGAAAAACATAAGAAGTTATGACACTTTTGGTCCATTCATAAAGATATCATAAAATGAACTTCACACAATATTTAACAGATTGAACACATTGAAGATGAAATTATTATAAATACATGATGGGAGAAAAATCATGTATGGATTTATATATCTAACAACAAATAAACTTAATGACAAAAAGTATATCGGAATGTGTAAGAATACACACCGAGAAAACTACATTGGTTCTGGCAAGTTATTAAAACAAGCCATCAAAAAGTATGGTAAAGAAAATTTTAAAAGAACTATTTTACAAGAGTGTCAAACTTTTGAAGAACTTAGTGCTTCTGAAATTTATTGGATTAAATTTTACAATGCAGTAGAAGATTCTAATTTTTACAATTTAACTTCTGGCGGATTTGGTGGTAATAGTGACTATTTAAAAGAGTATTGGTCACACCTAAATAAAGAAGAAAGAAAAGCTTGTAGAAACTGGTCAAAAAAAACTATGACTGGTTTTAATAATCCTATGTATGGTAAAAAACATACAAAAAAAACTAAACAACTAATTGGATCAAAATCAGTAAATAGAAATTGGAATAAACCAAATCATTTTGGAGTAAATAATCCTAATGCTAAAAAAGTTTTAATTGAAACTTGTGGTATAAAAAAATATTATGATTGTTTAAAAGATTTTCATAATGAAAACCAAAATATACCTTACGGAACATTAAAAAGTATTGCTAAAAACAATACATTTTCTAAAAAATATAATTTAAAAATAACATATGTATAATTTTAAAAATTTTAACATGGAGGGCCAACAAGATGTGATTCTATCCGAATCTAAAGAAGGAAAGAATTTACATCTTGAGTAATGAACACATTGAAGATGAAATGCTCAATCGTGGTGTAACAGGCGCTCGTGAATCAATTAATTTTCTCCGTTCTCTCCGTGATATGCTTGCTGGTAATTCACAATCTCATGTTAATGTAACAACAAAATGGGACGGTGCACCTGCTGTATTTGCTGGTATTAATCCAGAGAATGGTAAATTCTTTGTAGGTACTAAAGGTGTATTCAATGCAACACCTAAGTTAAACTATACAGATGCTGACATTGACAAGAACCATCCTGGCGAAGGTCTTAATGCTAAACTTAAAGTTGCATTACGCTATCTACCAAAGCTTGGCATCAAAGGCGTATTGCAAGGTGATATGATGTTTGCAAAAGGTGATATAAAAGACCAGACAATTGATGGTGAAGATTATGTTACCTTTCAACCAAATACTATTGTGTATGCCGTTCCTGCTGATTCTAAGTTAGCTAAATCAATGTCAATTGCACAAATGGGTATTGTGTTTCATACATCATACACAGGTAAAACCATATCTGATATGAAAGCATCATTCAACATTGACATTGGTAAGTTATCTACAACCAAAGATGTTTGGTTCCGTGATGCTTCATTCGTTGATGCTTCAGGTACTGCGACATTTACAGCGGCAGAAACAAAAGAAATCACTGGTATTCTATCGCAAGCAGGTTCATTGTTTCAACAGATTAATCCAATGGCATTGAATCGTATTTCTGCCAATGATACCATTCTAACACAGATTAAAACATTCTATAATAGTAAAGTCCGCTCTGGTGAAAAAATTAAGAATACATTACAACATACAAATGAATTGATTAGAACTGTTGAAGCCAAATTAAACAAAGAAGTTCTTGAAGCTAAATTAGAAAAAACTAAGAAAAGAAAAATTGCTGAGAAGAATGAGATTATGCGGTTCTATCGCACCAATGCCAACGAACTGAAAAAGATATTTGATTTGCAGAATCTAATTGTTGATGCTAAACTAATGATTGTTGGCAAACTACAAAACCTAAAACAACTTACTGGAACATTCATCAAAACTGAAGATGGTTTCCGTATTACCTCTCCTGAAGGTTTTGTGGCAGTTTCCCGAACAACTGGTGGAGCTGTAAAATTAATAGATAGATTTGTATTTGCTCACGATAATTTTAATGCCTCTAAATCTTGGGATAAATGATGGCAAATAATTATAGAAAAATCTATGAGCAACATCATGGTATAAAAATACCTAAAGGTTACCATATACACCACATAGATGGTAATCATAATAATAATGAAATTTTAAATTAGGAAGAAAATAATGCCTGAAATTAAATATGACCTTAATGCTGTAATGAAAGAATATGGTCAATCTTTTGACTTTGGATTTACTGCAACCGATGAAGAAGAATATAATTCT